GTGATTACTGGAGAAGTAACCCCGCCACCAGAAAATAACGCGTTTAAAGCATTGTTTGTATCTGTTGCGCTAGCTCCATAAGCAACCAAGCTTTGATCGACAAATTCACCAAATGGAATTCCTGTGAAAATATCAATTTCACGCGCCAAGTCTCTAACACTCAAAACTACGTCAGACGGATTAACTAGATAGGATTGCAATGAGTTAAGAAATTGCACTCCGTTTGCATCTTCCACAAAAATAGCATTTGCTGCCGTGTCTCTATATACAACTACACTCATTTTATCACCTCTTCATTACTGTAAATACAGAGCCGGCATTAATCAAAGTCCCGGCCGCACTAAGTCTGATTTGCAAAACACCGCCGTTATCTCTGGTGTTTAAATCACCCATGTAGATCTCATCTACGTTCAAAGAAAATCTATAAGGATTGCCTGAGCCTGAGTCTAATCTGCCAATTGATTTTTCTAGCGTGTAAGCAAAACCACCAATACCAAGCTGATATCTGAATTCAAGTAAAGTGTTGTTGGTATTCGGCGTAACAGTGAAATCATTACGTATAAATACTACATCACCTAGACCCAACTCTGAGAAATCAATAAGCTGGGCCGTTGTGTCGTACAACTCAGTCACGCCAGTCGGGGCGTAAGCTTTATTAGTAAACGCGCCTAGGCCGTCATTTGTTAATGTTGTCCATGTATCCGCTAATAAAGTGATAGGAGTTAATGCTGTCGCAGTGTCATTGTAATCAATGAAGCCGTTTTGGTCTCCGCTGCCGCCACCACTGGTTATAAGTATCGATGCGGACTTGCCATCGGATGAAATTTCGCCGATAAAATAACCATCAACACAAAGACACTCGATAACAGACTTATCCCACTCTTCAATAAATCTGGATTCGTTAAAATAACCCGCTGTAGCAACTTCCGCTATTGTATCGGTTACACTGGAATAAATGTATTTATCAAAAATCCCCCGCTCTTGATTTATTGACTTTGTGAGTTTGAACTGTATGAAGGCCATAATTTAGGCTCCGTTAGTAATTGCTACATTAAAGTTAAGTATTTGAGGGTTTACACGCCCCTCACTAGTTGTAATTGTTAGTTTGATCGCTTGATAACCTAACCCTGTAGCTTTGATGTTCAACGCAAACACACCGCTAGTTTCGGCAATATTTAACAACTCCAGACCATTATTTACCTCAGTGGCCCAGCTTGTAATTGTTTCACCATCATTCAGATAGTCCACAAAGCTATAAGGAAAGTTATTAATTTCGTCTAGCTTGATCTGGAATGTATCGCACGAGATAGGCGCATTATTATCAACGCGATTAAATCTTCTCCAGTTCGAGAGTCTGAATGTATTACCTGAGCCTCTTGGCATTGTATTAGGAGGGTTAACAGGATTAACACGGGCACTTCTAGCAGACCAGTTAGATAAGCTTTGAATAGCCTGCGCATTCAGTGTTCGAGGTGTTTCAAGGCCGTACATATCAACCAATCGAACAGCCAAATTTGTCTCAACTGCTTGATTATATTGAGGCTCTAATCTGCTATCAGTATTAGGTAGGGGCGCTTGCTCAAATACGTAAGACGAACAAATATTACGAGACTTGAACTCTTGCATCATATCCTCAAGAGTTTCTAAAGCGTCCTGTATTTCTTCAGGTTGGGGTTGAGTAGTCAAGCCCGAAATCCTGAGTTGTTTATAGGCCCGATTAACGAACTCTACTTTTGTTTTGGCCATGATTATTTAACCTTCTTTTTGTCTTTCTTGGCTGGCTTTTCCTCGGCAATCAAATCTTTAGGGTCTGAGACGTAACCATTTAAAAGCATATTGCTAACGCGTAAAGGATTGACACGGCATTCTTCTACTTCGCCGTTTACTAAACTATATAAAATTGCACTCATAATATTTTATCCAAAAAAAAGGGGCTGATTAGAGCCCCTAGTGTATCAAGTTTGTGTATTGATTAGAAACTAACCGCTACACCGTTTGCCATAGGGTTTTTATTCGTCAAGCCGTACCAAGTGAAGATACGGAAGCGAAGGTTCAGTGTTGCGATATCACCATCGTAAACCATGTACATTGTCTGACCATTACTCATAGTTTCAGAGATAACCTTCTTACCATCAAACTGTGCCATTAGGTCCATCGGTACTTCACCGCCGACCACTTCAATTGAATCTTTAGACCAAAAGATGTTAGTTCGAGCTGTTGAGTCAGTGTTCAGGCGGGTAACAGTTGCACCGTTGGTAATGATTGTATCAACGTTGGCATAAGCTTTTTCTAATGTAGACAAAGCGGCATCATCAAGAGCAATAGGTTTAGGGAAAACCGTAATGCTAGTCCCGTCAGGAATGGCAACAATTGAGAACGTCATATCTTCATCAGTCAGAGTTTTATCAGCTAAACCAACAGCTTTAAGAACACCTAAAGAAACTTTATCACCAACGGCAAATGAAGCTGAAGAGGTAACAGGGATAGTCGCTTGACGATAATCGACGTTAGTTACTGTGTTCGATACTAAATCAACAGTACCAGCTTCAGGTTTAAAGCTTAATGCTGCGGTAGTAGTGGTAGAAGCTGCACCGCCTTCGATAGTCGGCAAGAAAGAGCCAGTATAAACATCAAATTCGGCGATGTTTTGAGCAATCTGACCTTTAGACCATACAGTTTCTGGGCGGCCTTGTAATGTTTGGCGACCAGCTAAATCAGAGCCAAACTTTTTACTTGAGCGGTCATTCAATAAGAAGCAACGCTCATCAGAAGTTACCTGACGCTCGTTCATCAGTGCTTGAGCTTCTGCAACGAAATCGTAACCTGACGCAGTGCTTGAACGGAAAAACAATGAACCAGTATTTGAAACTAGCTGTGCAATACGTTTATTCAATTCAGTTGCTTGACGCTTACCAGATTGCTTACCACGACGACGCCAAAAAGTTTCATCACGCATTTGATCAATACGTTGCTCAACAAAATCATTCGTCGGAGTACCAAGAACAGCTGGGTAAGTTTCTTCGATGATACCAGTCTCTAAACCAGTTAAGTCAAAGCCGTCAATTACTGGGGCATGTTGCTGAACTGGACGCCAGATGGCATTGTCAGCGTTTTGTAATGTACCGGCTTCAGGCTTGAAAACCTCAACTCGGGACATTAAAGACATTTGGTGCTCGTATTCTTCTAGTGCAGACTCAAATAATACTTCTGCGATTTTACCTGTAGTTAAAGCCATTTTGTTTACCTATTAAGTTAAATTAAATTTAGTTATTTCCAGTTACTTGTATCGACACCGGCTGCCTTAGCTTTTCGTTTCAGGCGTATTCTTGTTCCTGGGTCTGTTGATTTAGCATAAGCTTTAGCCGCTACTGCATCACTAGACTTACCGTTCGAACTTCCCTCAACTTTAGAGCCCGGCTTCGGTGCCTGACTTCTACGATTTCTTGGGCTTTGCACTTCTGTTTGCAACTTACCTAGATAAGCCGCTGCTTTGAGGCCATTTGGATCAGAACGTAACAAGCTTTTTAGCTCATCAAGTTTTTGAGGATTTACACCCAACTGATACATAACCTTTTCAGAACCTGCACCCAAAGTATTAAGTGTCGAGATTAACGTGTTAGTAACTTGATCGCCGCCGTTTGGAAATACTGATTCCATAGCCATGCGGACTGCACTATCTGCTGACTGGTAACTCTCAGCTGATACTTTACCACTATCTACTAACGTGTTTGCTCGCTCATAATGATCATTCAAGCTTTTGTCTTGCGCGTTATTTGCATCTTGCTGTACTTGTTCGGCTTGCTGTTGCTTCATGTTGGTCTGACTAAATGCCTGCATCTTTTTATCAAAGCGAGCATCATTCCAAGCATCCACAGCTGCATCATAAGAATCATCATCATAATCAAACGCTTCTCTAGTCGGTCTAGGTGCTGGGCTTGATTCCTGTTGAGTTACTTGTGGCGCATTGCCTGACTCATAGGCATTTAACTTTTCGCGAAGTGTTTCTAATTCATTATCCCGCTTTGCTACCGCTCCTCGTAACGCTTTGTTTTGTTTGCGCTTACGGGCCGCTTCGGCATTAGGTACGAAACCACTCTTTTGATCATCCGAATTCTCTGGTGATTCGGTTTGCATCCAGCCTTCAACTTCTTCAGTTTTATCTACTCCGTCCTCGGTAGTAGCTTCTTCTGATTCAGCCGATTCAATTACAGCTTCAATTTCGGGCTCATTATCAACTAACTCTTCCTGAGTATTCTCAATAACTGGCTGCTCGATTGCTTCTGCTTTCTCATCGTTTTGTGCTTTCAACGCTTTCAGAGATAAATTTTCCACTTTTTAATCCTCGTAGTGTAACGATAACTAGATTTAATTCAGCAAATCTAAAGCTGGTAACGGCATTGTAAAGTATTTCCTTTATATAAACAAATTACTTGACTTAAAAGCGTTAGGCATAAAAAAACCTCAGTTAAGAGGCTTGTTTGTTCTCAGGGCATAGTAAGGGGATATTATCTAATATCTTATCTTTCTCTGTGTTCTTTCCACACCTTGAGCACTTGCTATATTCACCATAACTAAAATAACCATGCTCGGTAAAAAAAGGGTTAATAGGGCGTTTAACTTCATACTTATGCCCTATGAAAAAACACTTAACCTTATTCATCTGGTAGAAAGGCCATTAATAATAATGCGCATAAAAAGAAGTACTTTGCTGAATCCCAATTGAATAGAGAAATAACACCCAGCGCCATAATAATTCCTATTTCTAGGTTACTAAAACACTTAATCACTCTGCTACACCTATATCATACTCAATATCTATGCTATGTATTCGATAAGCAGTTTGGCCTTCTATAAGGTTACTATTGCTTTTAGACTCTGCCATCTTAAATGCTTTTTCAAGGCAGTCAGATACAATCTTAATCTTCTCTTGGACAATCCCTATCACTGTATTGTGAGTGGTGCTATACATAAACGTGTACTGGTTCAATGTTTTCATATTCTCACCCAT